CTCTTAAAACAATGAGTGAATTTGAAGTAAAAGAAAAGACGTACAACTTACCGAATGAACACCGCCAAGTACTCAATGTGATAAGAAATACGTCTAATAAATATATTACTAAAACAAAGCTGCTTAATCAATTGGGATATGAAGTGAATAAGGCTAACAATAGATGGTTAACACAAGTCATTACAAGCTTAATCATTAATTATCATTATCCTATCGGATATAGCTATAAAAAAGATACTAGAGGCTATTACATCATTAAAACACAAGCTGATAAGATAGAAGCTATCAAAAGTATTAAGGGCTTAATTGAGGGCAGTCAGAACCGTTTAAAAGCCCTAGAAGAAATTGAAGTGTAACATGATAACTATGAAATGAAAGAGGGTAACATAAATGAAAACAAATCATTTATTTGAAAAATATTCCGATGAAGTAAAAGGCTACAAAAGAAGAAATTAATAATTTAGAATCTAAAATTGAAAATACTACAAAAACTATTGAAGATCTATCTTCCAAATATAAAGAGTATATAAAAGTTGGCAACGATAATGAGGCTGATAAGACGTTTAATAAGATTTCAAAATTAGAAGATGAGAAAGCAAAAGATAATAAAAGATTTGAAATTAAAAAGGAATTATTTAACAGTATTAAGCGCGAAAAACTCATAGACTTATTGTTGAATAGGAAGAATATTCCTGAGTTATATCAAGAGGAAGCACAAATTTTAGCGCGTGAATTAGAAGGTACAATCAAACAGTTTAATAATGTTATTGATAAAATCAACAATATGAATGAAGAATATCGAGAAGATATGTATAAGTTCGATTCCTTGATAGATCAAAATGAAATGAAAAAAGATAATTTATTTAGACAACGATATGGCGAAGTGATTGTACTTTACCTCAACAACTTTCTTATTAATACAAAATCAATTCGTTTCAATGAACACAAAAAATTGGAGGTTAAGAAATAATGCAATTTAGTAAAACATTAGAAGCAATAAACAATGCTGAATTAGATGAAAACCAACGCTTATCTATTTTAGAAGCACTTAAAGAAGATGTGAACGATGAGGAAAAAAGAAACGTAAGAGATGTTCCAACTATTTCAGATTTAGCTGATAAAGTAAATATTAGAAAAAACAAATAGACAAAAGCCAAGCCTTAATTGGTTTGGCTTTATTAAGTAGTGGGGTGGATAAATGAAACTGAGTAAATCTAAGAACGTTTTATATTATCGTAATGTCGACAATAAACTATCTGAGTATCAACTATTAACGCAATTTAACCCAGCATTTATTAATAAAAAAATTAAGATGTGTGAATTCCAAATTGAAAGTATGTACCATATGAGTGCGTCGACCACAACATGTGATGAAATAATGGGGGTCGTGTCTGTCTCATATCCGATTGAAAAATTAGTTATCAAAATTATTGAAACAAAAGCAGGGTTACAAAACTATAAAAATAGATCTATAAATAATATGGCGTTGTTGAAAAAGGTACTAAATCATTATACAGAAAAAGAGCAGAAGCAAGTTGTAAAATATATGCGTTCAAATGGACGATATAAGCCCTACAACGTCATTGAACGCTTACAAGTTGATTTGTATCAAGCAAGTATTAAACAACGTTCAGAACGTCAAAAACAAAGAAATACAGCAATTGAAAACAGTAAGATTGCACGAGTAAATGAATATCACCAATCTTCATATGTAAAAGTGGTGTAACACTTGATAAAAAGCAAATAAAAGACTTCGTTTGTGATTATCATAAGCGAACTAGAAGTGATGTGTTGATAGATGATGAAATAAATACCGATGAATTCTTTTCAATAGGTGATGAAAATTCTAATGAATGGATGGCAGACGATAACATTGATGATCATATTGTAAAGAATCACTTAGAAATGATTGTTGACCGAGTAGCTAATGATAAAGAGTTTTATATTTTCGATTCTTTAATACAAGGACGTAGTTTTAAAGATATTAGCAATGTCTTAGAGTGTTCAGAGCAATCTGTAAGATTATGGTATGAAACCTTATTAGATAAAATTGTGGAGGTGATAGAATGAGTGAGTTAACGGCAAAACAAGCGCGTTTTGTGAATGAATACATTAGAACACTTAATGTGACACAAAGTGCCGTAAAAGCAGGTTATAGCTCAAATAGTGCACACGTAACGGGTAGTAGACTATTGCGCAATGAGAAAGTAAAAGACTATATTCAAAGCAAGAAAGATGAGATTATAGACGATACTATATTAACTGCAAAAGAAACATTATATTTACTTACGAAATCAGCTGTTGGTGATGAGACAGAAACAAAAGAGTTTGTAGTTAAGAAAAGTTCGTTTGAGCGCAACCTAGATACAGGACGTATGAATCTTGTATACAATGAGCATGTTGAAACGGTGGAAGTACCTATAAAGCCAAGTTAGTGATCGCTTGAAAGCTCGTGAATCAATGGGTCGTTACCACAGTATCTTTACTGATAAAGTGGATATGAATGTAGCGACACCAATATTTATTGATAGTATTGGTCAAGACGATGAGAAGAATGAGCGAGACTTAAAAGAATTGGAAAAGCAATATCCAAATGCTGATTTTCATATTGATGATATTGGGAGATTTGAGGAGTAATCAAAAATTATTAAAACGATAAAAATAAAGTAGGCAAATTCATCATTTTAGTTTAGAATTTAAAGAGAGTATGTAATTAAATTATATATATAAAGAGGCTAAAATGGATAAAAATATATTAAAAACAACCATAAAAGAAATGAATAAAGATGAATTAGTACAATTGTTAAATAAATATGTGGAAATTTCAAATCAAGTTAAATTTCAAGATATTTTAAAAAGTAAAACTGATATGAAAATCTTTTGATTAAAAATTTAGAAGAAGATACAAAAATTTTGGAAAATGCTTACATTAAATTTATGTTTAATAGGTTTTATAAATATTCTGCAATTTTTGAAGTAGATCAAGATGTATTTTCTGAAAGATTTAAACAATTAAAGGATAAGTTAGAAGAAACTCAAAAAGGAACTGTTTTTTTTGATGAAGAAATTGAAAATCAAAGCATTTTAATGTTGGAAGAACAAACAGGTATTAAATTGATTGATGAAAGGATCGATAATTCTAAAAGATTAAGCGGTACCTTGATTTCAAAGATAACACTTGATAAAAAAGATTACTTATGTATTTCTACTGAAAATATACCGCCTCAATACAGAGAAAATGCATCTACAAGCTTTTATATAAAAAAAATAGATGGTATAAGAAAGTGGCTTGAATCTGAATTATTAACTAACCTGTTAGCTTTAGATTTTGAATATACAATTCAGTGTATAAGAAAAGATGCCGAAGAAACTGATTTAATAGTTAGCGCTCAGTCAATGAATATAAACGGCGGAGCCAAAGCAACTTTAGATTCAACAAGCTCTCAAGTATTAATACTTCCTATTTTAGACGAAATTAAAAATCTATTAGAAGATAATTCTGAACTATTTAAGGAATCACAAGAAGGTTATAAAATACTTAATGATTACATTGATGAATTGGAAAAAGAATCTGAGTTACCATGGGTTACCTTAAGTTTTAATAAAAAAACTCAAGTCAAGTTTTTATTTGAAGTATCAACAAGAAAGGATTATACTTTATTAAATTATTACAGTGGAGACTATATAAAAAGACAAGGAAGGGAAGAAATGAAAAATGTTACAAAAACCATATTATCAAGATATAATACATTCAGTAATCTCTTCTCAAGAGGTGTCTAATAAAAAAGAGTTAGAAAAGGCTTTGATAGATAGTTTGAAAAAGGGAAAAATTATTTACCCGAGTATCTATAAGAGACGGTTTAATATTCCTTTGAGTGATGTAATTAAAATAATGAATGAACTTTCTAAAAACGATTTAGTATCATTGAGGTTTAAAATAGAAACCCCAGAATATTCTAGCAATAGGTTATATAAATTAGGTAAACTTCCAGAAAGTGTTTATAATGAGGAAACAGATGAAAATATTGAAGTAACAAATGAAATAATAAGACCTGTATATGAAGTGATTTCTAATGAATGAAGATATTAAATTTTTGATGGAAACTTTAGAGAATGTAAGTTTTAAAGACATTGATGAACAATTTGTTTTAGATGCAGAAGAATATAAGACTCTAGTTAAAGATTTATCAATTTTAGAAAAGCCATCAGTTTCTACTAAAGAAAAGGGAGATAGATTAGAAAGAATTTTGATTAACATACTTTCTAATAGTGGTCTTTTTAATGTAACATCAAATAAAAGAACTTCAACTAATGAAATAGATATAAGGGTAGAAAAGACTACTCAACTAGTTTTAGTGGAAAATCATTATAGTTTCGATGTTGAAAATGTTATTTATTTTGAGTGTAAGAATTATTCAAGAAAACTTGGCGTCACTTATATAGGAAAGTTTTTCTCAATTTTAAATGTAGCTAATATTAAACTTGGCGTCTTAATTACTCCATATGGGTTAACTGGTAATGGTTGGTATAATGGTCATGGACTTTGCAAAAAACTTCACCTTAAAAATGATATTAATATTATATCTATTACAAAAGAAGATTTACTAAAACTTAATAAAATAAGTTTGTTATATTTGATGCAACAAAAAATTCATGAATTACAAGAAGATATGGACTTAGAATTGTGTTTTAAACAAAAACATGAGTTAGTAAGAAACGGTGATATAGTTAATGAAAAATAGTATCAAACATTCCAGCTAGTAAAACCTTTTATTTAAACGTCACTTATAAAGTGGCGTTTTTTTACGCTGAGAAACGCCCTGTGTTGCAGTAAACGATGAGTGTGTATATAGAAATAGATAAAGTATAGATATAGATTTAGAAATTATAAATTAATATTTGAGATGCTGCCTCTTTAAAAAAAGACAAGTTACATTAAAAGTAACCTGTCTTTATCTATAACTAGTTTATAGTTATTTTATCTATGTCTTTCTTGTATAACATATAATTCTTATGCTCAGTAAAATCTTGTCCAACTATTCCAGAGATTTTAGGATCTTTTTGGTCTTTACTATGAATGGTTACTTTATCACCATCTTTAATGATTTTCTGTCCTTTTAATTTGTTAGTTAAATTCTTCCATGTATTATTAGCATCAATTCTTTCGTTGAAATTACTAATATTTACTTTTTTGATATTAATAGTAGTTAAACTTTCAATATCTATATTTTGTTTCGAAAAATCTCCATTAGAGTTCCCATTTGCTGAAATTTTATTTTCGCTACCATTTTTCAATTTATAATTAACATCTATTGTTTCATTTTCATTTCCATCAATTATATTAGCCTCTTTCAAAGCATCTCTTACATTTTTCCACAACTGTCCGTCTGTTGTTTCAGCAGCTTTTGCAACGTTATTAATACCATTATAATTTGAAGAAGAATGAAAACCTGAACCTACTGTTGTTAAAACTAATGCACTTGCTATCAATGTTTTTGTTAATAGTTTTTTATTCATTTTATTTTCTCCTATAACTTATTTGCAATCGATTACAAAGTAAATTTACAATAATTATTTAAGTAAATAAATTAAATAATTATTAACAAATCTATAATATTTTATCATTAAAATATAATAATTTTGAGCTAGAAATATTCGTCATTTATGCTATAATCTTTTTAGACACAGCAATGTGTTCAAATTTTCATCTATTCGTAAGTTAACCTTCGGGCTGACTTTTTATTTCCATTATTCACATGTTAATCTTGTTGTTATTTAGGCAGGTACTTCGGTACTTGCCTATTATTATATCTCTATACGATAGGAATCGACTATATGACTTACTAAGTTTTATAGCAAATTAGACAATTAACACATAAGGCATTTAATATTGAGTTGTTATAGTAGTTGTATAATATATAGCTAGTTCCTTATAACAGCAAAAAAATAATTTTGACTATAAGATTAAATATAAGAATATAAAATTAACAGTAGAAACCAATTTTAGAATTTGAAAAATTGAATGCATTAATTATAAGAGTGTGAATATATATACAATGTTATTAATTCAAGATGCTTAGAAATCCTCTGTTTCTCCTTGAGAAAGAGTTTTGTATATAAGTTCAGATGAAGTATAGTTAATTAATTTTCAAAGCATAACTTAATTCTTAGAAATAACGTGAAATCATTAAATATAATTAATTTTCTTTTAATATTTTTTTAATTGAATATTTAAGATTATAACATATATTTAAAGTGTATCTAGATACTTTTTGGGAATGTTGGATGAAGGAGATAAAAATGAATAAGAGTCGATTTATTTCATGCGTAATTTTGATATTCGCACTTATACTAGTTCTTTTTACACCCAACGTATTAGCAGAGAGCCAACCAGACCCTACGCCAGATGAGTTGCACAAATCAAGTGAGTTTACTGGTACGATGGGTAATATGAAATATTTATATGATGATCATTATGTATCAGCAACTAAAGTTATGTCTGTAGATAAATTTTTGGCACATGATTTAATTTATAACATTAGTGATAAAAAACTAAAAAATTATGACAAAGTGAAAACAGAGTTATTAAATGAAGATTTAGCAAAGAAGTACAAAGATGAAGTAGTTGATGTGTATGGATCAAATTACTATGTAAACTGCTATTTTTCATCCAAAGATAATGTAGGTAAAGTTACAGGTGGTAAAACTTGTATGTATGGAGGAATAACAAAACATGAAGGAAACCACTTTGATAATGGGAACTTACAAAATGTACTTATAAGAGTTTATGAAAATAAAAGAAACACAATTTCTTTTGAAGTGCAAACTGATAAGAAAAGTGTAACAGCTCAAGAACTAGACATAAAAGCTAGGAATTTTTTAATTAATAAAAAAAATTTGTATGAGTTTAACAGTTCACCATATGAAACAGGATATATAAAATTTATTGAAAATAACGGCAATACTTTTTGGTATGATATGATGCCTGCACCAGGCGATAAGTTTGACCAATCTAAATATTTAATGATGTACAACGACAATAAAACGGTTGATTCTAAAAGTGTGAAGATAGAAGTCCACCTTACAACAAAGAATGGATAATGTTAATCCGATTTTGATATAAAAAGTGAAAGTATTAGATATATTCGAAAGGTAAGTACTTCGGTGCTTGCCTTTTTAGGATGCATATATATAGATTAAACCGCACTTCTATATTAATAGAAAGTGCGGTTATTTATACAGTGAATCTAAACTATAATAATTGGAATCATCTTTTTGAAATTTCGACATCTAGATGAAATTGTGTTGAACCAACAGTTTTATTATCTTTGTAAATTTTTAAGAAGCTTTCTGGAAGACCGTATCCTGTGTAAAATAAATCATACGAGAAATTAGAACCATCATTCATATGAAATACTACACTCCCCTTATCAAAACCGCTATAAAATTTTGAAGAAGTGCCGTATTCTTTACCTTTACCAGTATCATTGTGTCCATAAATATTAAATTCATCTTGCAAGTATTTTCTTAGTTTGACATCTATTTCTTGTGCGGTAACCATTTTTTTATCTGTAGAAACACTTTTAGTTGTAACTGTTTGATGCTTGCCATTGATAATTAAATTTATAGGTATTATTCTTGGCGAATCTAATTTATTGTTTTCTGCTTTAGTAACACCACCATATATAGTACGAGAGTTAGAACCATATTTATAGCTTATACCAAAAACATCGACATTTTTTCCCTTTAGATCACTAGTTATATATTCATTGTCAAATTCAGCATACAATGTATCATTTTTATACGAGTATTCTAAGCGGTGTGATTCTGGTGAATTTTTGTCTTTAACATTCTTTAAATTCACATATTCATATTTAGTATAAAAATTTCTTAGGTTTCCTGTACCTACATCGCCGTTAGATAAGACTGTATGATTAGAAGAAAAAATAAATAAAGTAATAACAATTACAAATAATAATCTTTTTTTCATATTAGGCACTTCCTTTTCATTATATTTATAATAACATTATAAATATAAGTTGAATAATAAATTTTAGGAAATTCATAAAAAATACAAAAGGTTATAAAGGAAGAGTTATAGAAAAATATGTATCATCCCACACGTTGCAGGCAGTGAATACGTATTTGAATACGTTAATTATGAGGTGATGTTGGGTGCACAAATTTATATAGTTTTATCAATTTTAACATTTTACACACAACTGATTAGTCAATTTAAACGTTGATATGACAATGCTTATAGCGAGTTATACATGAATAGATAAACGCTTTAATGAACTCCCGCCGTCTCCATATTTGTAGCCTACAACCTTTGTGGATGTGGGCTTTTTTTATATGTTTTTTATCTTTTCTTGTGAGGAAGGTTAAATTAGCTGTGTTCGTTGATATGATAGTATCTGCTTAGGTTCAAATTTTCATGAATGAAAAATTAATAGTTGTGTAGATATAAGATTTTGGGTTAAGGGTTGAAAGAATGTGTGTCAAATAAGTGTCAAAAAAGTTGAGCTTATAGTTTTAGAATGTAAATTTTATTTGCAAAATTAATTAAGCTAAAGAAGTATCATAAATAAGAGAATTAAATATATAGTTTAGAATTAGAATCAAGATTTTTATAAATATTATATTTTTCTTTTAATTGACTTAAATTTGATATATTGTTTAAATGTAATGAGGAAAAGTTGTGATAGTTTCAGATGGTAAATTAAAGGTTTTAATATAGCTGTTTTTTAATCGATTTTTAAGGATGATATCGTTTGCGAGTGAACGTATCTATTTAGTGAAATAGTAATTATAGATGGGGGCGTAATCAATGAATGACTTGAGTTTATCTTCATTTTTGAAACGCAGTAACAAATTTATGCAATTCAATTGTTTTATTTGTTTGATTCTAATAATAGTATTTTACATAATTGGTATGAATATACAGGACTTTAGTGATTTTCCTAGTAAAGATTTAAATCATAAAGTGACTTATAATTTTAATGGGTTTTTGGAGATATTTGTTAATAATGCTTTTATAGTTCCTTTGGTGTCACTTATATTATCGATAATACCAATACCATATTTGTATTTTATTCCTACAATTTCTACAATTTATTCATTGTCGGTTATTATTGGGGTTACATTTTCATATAAATTTAACGAAGGGATAGCTATTTTTATTGGTATTTTGCCTCATGGTATTTTAGAAATATACTTAACAAGCATTGAACTATCAATGTTATTCTTATTAAATGCGTATATTAGAAAAAATTCAATGAATTTATTTAGAAAAAGAAAAGAGACATTGCCAAAATTTTTTGTTTTATTAAAATCAATAGTAAAGTGTTACCTGCTAATATTTTTACCTGTGGCATTTTTATGCGCTTTAATTGAAATTACTGTTACACCAACTGTTTACAAATTTTTAACTAATATAATATAGAACTTTTAAAAGGGCATAGCTAACTATGTGTATAGGTTTATTTTTGATCGATAAGTATTGTTTGAAAAATGAGTTCACGAAAAATGTTGCATTGTATTCGTGAAATTATGATCGAGTCATTTCAAAAATGACCATTTCAAAACAACAAAAAAGAGTAGGCGAGCTACTCTTTTTTATTATATTTAACAATTAAATTAGTATGTCATTATGAGTGTAAGTAAGCTAATCTATAATGACAATAATAACAACAAAGATTATATCGCTGAATGCGAGCATTCATAAATTTATACTTCATCTAAACCACTGTGGTCGTCATCTTTTTGCTTTTCTTTTTCTTTCTCTCGTTCTTGTTCTTTTTTGTACTCTTCTTCAAATTCTTTTTCTTTCTTTTCTACTTCTTCTCTTGTTTCCGCTCTATGAGAAAAATCTTCGGTTTTAAGTTTACTAAATTTAAATGATTTAGAATCAACTGTTTTATCTTCTGAGTATTTATGGACATTTAAATTAATGTTTCCATCACCTCTTATCTCATAGATAAACATGGCTTGTGCAGTTTTGCCTTTTTTAATTTGATCTTGGTTATGTTCTGTCCAATCTTTATATTTTTTATCACTTAAAAGATAACCATCTCTTAATTTATTTACTGTATTTTTATCATCTTGAGTGATATTAATATAGTCATGAGAAATAGAAGATGGATTTAAATCTTTATCGTCTTTTTTAGCAGTAATTTCCATTTTAAAAGCGATATATTTCTTTTTCTCATCTTTTTCATTGATGATAAACGGTTCTTTTATTTTAGCTTCAAATTTGTCACTAACAATAGTATCGCCTTTAATTTTTATATCCATATTTTTTTTGCTTTTAAATTCTTTAAGTTCTTCATTTAATTCTTCATTGTCATTTTCTTTCTTTTTGTGACTAGTGCTCTCTTTTTTTGCACTATCTTGATGATGTCCACAAGCACCTAAGATAAGTGTACTTGCTAATAATATCCCCATTACTTTTTTCATTTAACATGTCTCCTTTATTTCGCAAAAATTTATTTTAAAAACTCTAAACGACTTATCGTTTTGAGTAATTAAACAAAGTTGATATTTTGTGAGATTCTAAGATGATATTAAATAATTCTTGTAATAATGATTCTATGTATTGTTGCAATAAATTAATGGAACTATAATTACTAATATTATATTACTTTTATTGATAGAAATATATTACTTTTTTAAAAAACTTGTAATATATCGAAAGATTTAAATGTAAAATTTTGATTTGTTAAGAAATTACGTTTATAAAAATAAAAAAATTCAACTTATTTGTATGAGATGAATATGTATTGAAGAAGATGTGTTATTAAATTGGAAATAATGCTCAAAGATGGGAGCTCTTAAAAGCGTTATTGTATTCTTTAGTCAATGCAAATAGATTGCCATAATAATAAACGTACTTGATGGTTAAAAATTTACTTAAGACTATAAAGCAAAACTTTTTATATGAGCAGTCGAATATAACGTTTAAAATGATTCTTTTTGGATATAAACGATTAAGTAAAATGATTTTTCATTTTGAAATTAATCATATAAATTTCTTAAGGGAAGAGTGATATCTTAATGATTAATATTATTTCAGCTATAGGATCTATTGGAACATTTATTATGGCTTTATTTTATTTTGTATCAGTTTCAGTTCAGCTTTATCAAATGAAAATTAGCTTTCTGCCAGCTTTAGGTTTTAACCAAATTTTATTAGAAAGGGAGGGAGAACAACTTAATATAATGAATTCGGCAACAGAAGAGCATCATCATAAAGATTATATTAAACTATATAATTTAGGTGGCGGTGCTGCTAAAAAAATTGCAATAGAGGTTTTATTGGGTAATGATAAAGTCATTCAGAAAAAGTACGTGAATATTTTACCTAGTAAAGAAG